CGGTAGACGGCGCGGCCAGCCTGAAAGCGGGCGTGATCCCGGTGGTGCTGCATTATTCCACAGCCGACCCGCTCGGCTGAACCCCTTCGACAAGGAGACCGACATGGCACGAGCCCAAGGGGCGCGGGCGCGGATGGCGCTCGCGTTCGAGACGAACTATGGCACCCCGCCCGGCAGCGGCTACACTCGGATGCCGTTTGCCAGCACGACGCTCGGGTCGGAACAGCCACTGCTGAACTCGGAACTGCTCGGCTATGGCCGCGATCCTCTGGCGCCGGTCAAGGACGCGGTGACCGCCGATGGCGATGTGGTCGTGCCGATCGACGCAGCGGCTTTCGGCTTCTGGCTGAAGGCGGCCTTCGGCGATCCCACCACCACCGGCACCGCGCCCGGTCCATATACCCATACGTTCCAGTCCGGCAGTTGGACCCTGCCTAGCATGGCAATCGAGACCGGCATGCCCGAGGCGCCGCGCTATGCGATGTATTCCGGCGTGGTGCTCGATCAGCTGACCTGGCAGATGCAACGCTCGGGCTTGCTCACCGCCACCGCGCGGCTGGTGGCGCAAGGCGAGACGGTCAACACCACCTCGCAGGCCGGCACGCCGACCGAGCTGGACCTCATCCGTTTCGGTCACTTCAACGGCTCGATCAAGCGCAACGGCACCGCCTTGGGCAACGTGATCTCGACCGAGATCACCTATGCCAACAACCTCGACCGGATCGAGACCATCCGTGCCGACGGCATGATCGACGGCGCCGATCCGTCCATTTCCGCGCTCACCGGCCGCACCGAGGTGCGCTTTGCCGACACCACATTGGTGACGCAAGCCATCAACGGCACGCCGTGCGAACTGGAATTCTCCTACACGCTCATCTCCGGCGAGAGCCTGACCTTCACGGCGCATGCCGTTTATCTGCCGCGGCCGCGGATCGAGATTTCCGGACCGCAGGGCGTGCAGGCCTCGTTCGACTGGCAGGCCGCGCGCGACGCCACGCTCGGGCGCATGTGCACCGCCGTTCTCGTCAATGATGTGGAGGACTACTGACCATGATCCGTCTCGATCTTTCCACCACCCCCCGCTGGCTCGACCTCGGCCATGGTCTGCGCCTGCAGGTTCTGCCGGTGACCACGGCCATCATGGTCGCTGCCCGCAACGATCCCGACGTCGAAGCGCTGCCCAAGGACGCCAGCCAGGAACAGATGGCCATAGTCATGGCCAAGGCCGTCGCCCGGCGCGTGGTGACGGATTGGGAAGGCGTCGGCGATGCCAACGGCAAGCCCGTTCCCGTCACGCCGGAAGGCATCGACGCGCTTCTCGACATCTGGCCGATATTCGAGGCGTTCCAGACCCGCTGCCTTGCACCACATCTGATGCTGGACGCGGAAAAAAACGCCTCATCGCCCTTGCCGAATGGCACTTCGGCGGGGGCGAAAGCTATTGCGCGGCCTGCGAAGGCGCGTGCGAAGACTGCCCCGCGCGATTGAACCATCCGGAAACTCCGGAAGGTTGGCAGGTCTGGGATCTCGTCCTGCGCCTGACCGGACAACTGCGCATTGCAGGCGGCATGGGCGCCACGGTTGTCATCGGCTGGGACATGACAGCGGCGCTCGCCATGGCGCGGGCGATCGGGGTCGATCCACTGATCGCGGCCGAATGTTTGCCGGAGATCGAGGCGGTGATGGTGCGCAAGCTCAACGAACAGATGGCGGCCGAACGCGGCTGACCCGACGAGGTTCAATTCAATCATGGCCGAAAAGCGTGTCTCCGTCCGGCTCGTCGCCGAGGGCGGCCGGCTGGTCAGGTCCGAGTTTCAGGGGGTTGGTGAAGCTGGCGAAGCCAGCTTCAAGCGCATCGAGAAACAGGCCGACATCACCGGCAAGGTCGTCCGCCGCGTCATGGGCGTCCTCGGCGCGGCGATCAGCGTCCAGCAGCTTGTCACCTATACCAACAGCTGGACCGATCTGCGCTCGCGGGTCGATCTGGCCACCGGCAGCCAGGAAAAGGGCGCAGCCGTCATGGAGCGGCTCGCGACCATGGCGCGGCGCACCTATTCCGGCATCGAACAGACGACCGAGTCCTGGCTCGCCAATTTCACGGCGCTCAGGGAACTCGGGCTTTCGACGAAGGAGAGCCTGGATTTCACCGAGGCGCTCAACAACGCCATGGTGGTGTCGGGCGCCAAGGGCGAACGGGCGGCGTCGGTGCAGAATGCGCTGTCCAAGGCGATGGCGCTCGGCAAACTCTCCGGCGACAACCTCAACACGGTGATTGCCAGCGGCGGACGGGTTGCCGAACTGCTGGCGGCGGAACTCGGTGTCAATGTCAATCAGCTGCGTGAGTTGGGAGCCGAAGGCACGATCACCGGCGACGTCATCCGGCGCGCACTGGTTGGCAATCTCGAACGCCTGCGCGAGGAAGCCGATAGCATGCCGGCCACCATCGGCGATGCCTTCACGCTGCTGTCCAACGCGGCCCTGCAACTGGTCGGCTCCTGGGACACCATGGCGGGCGCTTCGTCCCTGGTGGCGGGAGCAATCATCCTGCTTGCCGACAATCTCGAACACCTGGCCGCCATCGGTGTCGCCTTCGCCGGCTTCATGGCCGGACGCTGGGTTGCAGCCTTCGTTGCGGCGCGGATTGCCACCTTCAGCCTGTCGGGCGCACTGGCGCTGCTGCGCGGCGCCATCATCCGCACCGGCATCGGCGCGCTGATTGTCGCTGCCGGCGAGCTGATCTACTGGTTCGGCCAGCTGGTGAAAGGCGCCGGCGGTTTCGGGCGCGCGCTCGAGCTGATGGGTAATCTGGCCGGCGCCGTCTGGGATGGCATCAAGGCGGTTGCTTCCTCCTTCGTCGACGATTTTCGTTCGATCAAGGCCAGCGTCGAACAGCTCTGGCTCAAGCTGATGGCGTTCCTGTCGAACAAATGGGCCGACTTTCTCGCCACGATCGGCCCGACCTTCAACAATGTCGCCGAAACACTCGGCACGGATGCCCGGATCGACTGGTTCGGGGCGCAGTCCTACGCCTCGATGCTCGGCCATGCCGTCAGCAATGCCGGCGTCATGGCGGATCGCTATCGTCAGCGAGCCCAGGACACGCGCGCTCATGCTTTCGACGCCGTCGGCCCCGCAGCACAGGCGCTTGGCGACGCCATCAAGGGCGCTGACAGCGCCGCATCGCTCGATGATGCCGCAGCAGCGGCTGGCCGTGTGACCGATGCGCTCGACAGTTCGGCGGCGGCGGCAAAGAAGGCCGGCAAGGCCAACAAGAAGGCATCCGAAGAAGCCGTCACCGGCTGGGATGCAGTGGTCAAAAGCCTTTCCGACTATGCAACCAAGGCCCGCGACATCGGCGCCGATATCGGCAATGCACTGGTCAATGCGTTTCAGGGGGCGGAAAATGCGATTGGCGAGTTCGTCAAGACCGGCAAGCTGAAGTTCGGTGATCTGGTCACCTCGCTCATCGCCGACCTCGCCAAGCTTGCCGCTCGGCGCTTCATCCTCGGTCCCATCGCCAATGCGCTCTCCGGCGTCCTTGGCAGTGCGGGCGGGCTGTTCGCCAACATCCTGCACGCCGGCGGCGTGGTTGGCGCATCCGGTCCCGGTCGCGTGGTGCCGGCCATGGCCTTTGCTGGCGCACCCCGCATGCATTCGGGCGGCTGGGCGGGTCTCAGGCCCGATGAAGTGCCGGCCATCCTGCAGCGCGGTGAGCGGGTGCTCTCCCGTCGTGAGGCAGCAGCGGCGGCGCGGGGCGTATCCGCTCCGACCGTCAACGTCACCATCGTCGCCCGCGATGTCGAGAGCTTCCGGCAATCGCGCACGCAGGTCGCCGCCGACATAGCGCGTGCGGTGTCGCTCGGTCGGCGCGGTCTCTGAGGTTTCTTGTCATGGCTTTCCACGAGGTCCGGTTTCCGGACGATATCTCGCGTGGCGCACGCGGCGGGCCGGAACGGCGCACGCAGATCGTCGAACTGACCTCGGGCGACGAGGAGCGCAATGCCAGCTGGGCGAACAGTCGCCGCCGATATGATGTCGCCTACGGCATCCGCCGCGCCGATGATCTCGCGGTGGTCGTGGCCTTCTTCGAGGCCCGCAACGGACGGCTCTACGGGTTCCGCTTCAAGGACTGGGCCGACTACAAATCGTGCCTGCCGTCACAGGTGCCGGGCGCAACCGACCAGCAGATCGGTACGGGTGACGGCAGTGCCAAAACTTTCCAGCTCGCGAAGCGCTACACCTCGGGCATTCAGAGCTGGGTGCGGATCATCACCAAACCCGTTGCTGGCAGCGTCAAGATCGCGCTTGCCGGCACGCCAGCACCTGCGGGCTGGTCGGTCGACAGCGCAACGGGGCTCGTCACCTTCGGCACGGCGCCCGCTGCGGGCGTCGCCGTCACCGCCGGCTTCGAGTTCGACGTGCCCGTCCGTTTCGACACCGACACGCTCGACATCACCCTCGATCTCGAGCGGCTCGGCTCGATCACCTCCATTCCCCTTGTGGAGATCCGCAAATGAACGATGAACCCGGCTTCATCGCCGGCGTGCTGCGCGATCTTGCAGCCTCGACGGCGGTGATCCTTGCCGCCTGGGGCGCGCTCGGCGGCGCCACCAATGCGCTGACCACCCGCATGCGGCTGCGCGATGCGCTGCGCCACATCCTGCTCGGCGGCATCATCGCCGCCGGCATGGGCAGTTTTTCCATGGCGCTGGTCACGAAGTGGCTCGGTCTGCCTGCCGAAGCGATCCCGGCCGGCGGCGCTGCCGGTTCCGCCGCCTATCTCGTCGGCGTCTTTGGTCCCGCCTTCATCGAGGTCGCACTTGCCCGGCTGCGTGGCGCGAAGGGAGGCGATCACGATGCGTGAGCTCCTGCGCCTTGCCCGGCAGTTGCGCTGCGACAGTCCCGACCCGCGCGAGGCCTTCGTCCACCGCCTGCGCATCGGGAGCGTGGTCGCGCTCCTCATCCTGCTCGTCTTTCTCCTGAGGTGATTTTCCATGAACGGCAATTTCAGAAACTGCCTGGCGGTGACGCTGGGTTATGAGGGCGGCTGGTCGGATCATCCTTCCGATCCAGGCGGCGCCACCATGAAGGGCATCACGCTCGCCACCTATCGCCGCTACAAACCGGGCGCGACCAGGACCCAGCTGCGCAACATCCCGATGAAGGATGTCGAGGCGATCTACCGCGCCGGCTATTGGGACACGATCAATGGCGACCGGCTTGCCGCCGGCGTCGATCTCGCCACTTTCGATGCCGGGGTGAACTCCGGCCCCGCACGGGCAAGAAGCTGGCTGATGGCGTCGATCGGTGGGCCCGATCACGAAACGGTCCGGAAACTCTGCGCCAGGCGTCTCGGCTTCATGCGCTCGCTCGCCATCTGGAACACCTTCGGCCGGGGCTGGTCGCGGCGTGTCGCAGAAATCGAGGCCAGGGGTGTGGCGTGGGCGCTGGCCAGGTCCAAAAGCCCCGTGCAGGCGCGTGAGCAGCTGGAGACGGAAGCAGCTGCGGCCAGCTCCAGATCGAGAACGCAGACCGTTGGCGCCGGCACGGCCGGCACCGCGACGACGGCAGGCAGCGGCGATGCACTCTTCAATCCACAGCATGCCGACCAGATCGCCGGCTGGATGCTGGGCGGCCTGCTGACGGTGGGCGCGGTTGTCGCCGCCATTCTCATCATACGCGCCATCATCCACCGGCAGCGGGCCTCGGCCTATGCCGCCGAAGCGAAAAGGATCACCTCATGAGCACGGTTCTTGCCTCCATCCTGATCGAGGCGGCGACCAGGGTCGGCGCGCCGATCGTCAAGCAGCTGCTCGAACAGCATGTCGGCGGCACGGCCGGCGAGATCGGCGGCATGATCATCGACGCCATTGCCGGCAAGGCTGGTGTGGCGCCGGACGATCTTCCTTCAATGCCGGCCAAGGACCTCGAAGCAGCCGTTGCTGCTGTCGAGGCGGAAACGCCCGAGCTCGTTGCCGGATGGGTCGACCAGCAGCGCGAGGCCAACCGGCTGATGCTGGCTGAACTCGACAAAAGCGAGAGCTGGTGGACCTGGGCATGGCGCCCGGCATGGATGTGGTTCCTCGGCTTCCTCTTCCTGTTCCGGCTGGTGCTGGTGCCAATCGCCGATGCAATCCTTGGCTCCGAGATCGCAGCAGCCGTCGACCTCCCTACCATGATGACGCTGACTGCCTGGTTCATGGGCCTCTACATGGGCGGCCACACGCTCAAGGACCTGGCCGTCAAATGGACGGCGCGGTCGTAATGGTCAGTGAGCGAAAATGAAGGACCTTTCCCCTGAACTGCAGGCCCATCTCGACGAGGGCACGACGACGCTTGCCTGGTGCTGGCGGATCACCCGTGCCGATGGTGTCACCTTCGGCTTCACCGATCATGACCGGGCGCTCCAGTTCGACGGGACCCCGTTCGAGCCGGAAAGTGGATTGACGGCATCGGAAGTGCGTTCGGGCTCGGACCTTTCGGTCGATGCGCAGGATGCGCAGGGCGTGCTGACCTCGGACCGGATCACCGAGACCGACATTCTCGACGGTCGTTGGGACAATGCCGAAGTCGAGGTCTGGCGGGTAAACTGGACCGATCCGGGGCAGCGCGTCCTGCTACGCCGTGGCGCCATCGGCCAGATCCGGCGCGGCCGGCTCGCCTTCGTCGCCGAGATGCGCAGCCAGGCCCATGTGCTTGGCCAGACTGTCGGCCGCCTGTTCCAGGCGACCTGCGATGCCGAGCTCGGTGATACCCGCTGCCGGGTCAATCTCGACACGCCGGCCTTCACGGGCACAGGTGCTGTGATCGATCTGCTGCGTGACCGTGCCTTCACCGCGTCTGGTCTCGGCAGCTTTG